TTAATTTCAAGTGGTGTCCACACATTGACCACACTGAGTAAACATGGCCCCGCTTGCGGGGCTTTGTTGCATGTTGTGACATACACGTAAAGTTAGCAAATTACATTTTATCCGGGGGTCTAGTCCGGACCTGGGCGCTTGAATGTTGTTAGTGATCGTTGTGAGTTTCTCGCCAGTTTTTACAGTATTAAAATTATTACCTGTTTTGCCTTCATCCCTTGCGGCGTCTGGCTTGGCGCTATTTTCTGCTTGTTCTCTCGCACACCTCGCGCCCCACACCTGATCTGGCGTAAAATAAAAAATACCTTTATATTCAATGGATTGATTAATCACGATCCTACCTAGATCATCCCGGTCACTGTAACTCATTGAAATCTATTGCACAGATTACATTATGTGATCCATGCGAGATCATCAGCACTGGCGCGGCTCCGCGTGGGCGTTTGCGGCGCTGGCAAACTGTAATAAGTCCTCCATCTATTTTGTGCAGGTGCGGTGGGCGTGTGCGTTTTACGTGCCGATTCTTTTACGTCGCGATATTTACGTGATGTGGTTCACTGGTGGGCAATGGCGCGCTTATGCCGTGTGTTGACGATGCGTAGGGACACCCAAGCATCGTGCGCCGTGGTGAGGCTCTGAGCGTGTTTTATGGGGGGTGATTGCTGCGGGTTTATTGCCTGGGTGTCGAGCACAGACATTTACGTCTGTGCTGCAGTCGAGTGGTTAAGCGATGAACGGGCCGTACTTGACAGCGAGTGATGATGCGCGATTTGCGGTGGCAGTAAAATCACCCGCGTTAAGCGGACCGCTGGTGTTGGTATGGGTATGGCTGGCGGTCTGCTGTGCCAGCGTTTGTATGACATCAAGCGTATCAGTGAGCAGCGTCAACACGTTAACTTCATCAGTACCCAACCGAACTGACGGGGCGATCAGTTCTTGCGCGGCGGCAACACTGCGACGGATGCCCGCTATTTTCTCAGTGAGCGCCCCGCCGATATCAGTAGTCTGGTCCTGGCCAACCATGACATTTTGGTTATGGCCAACTGTGATATTTTGGCTCTGGCCAACATCGTCAGTTCTGTCTTTGCCGACCTTGGTCAACATATTGGCCGATGTCCCGATTGAGTAGTCACCCTCGGCAAGTTGCACCACCTGGCCGGCCATGAGTGTTTTAGTCCCCAAAACTGTAGTGCTGTCATTGGCTTTTATCGTGGTACTGCGGGTTGTGGTAGTGCGGTTTTCCTCGTCGCTGGTCACGCTGCGCCGGCTACTGGTTTCCTCGATCGCCTGATCGGTATCACGCTGCCAACTGCCGTCTACCGTCACGCGCTGACTGACGCCGGCGCGCTGTTGCTGCAACTGCTCGCCTGGCTTGACGGCGGGCAGTGATAGCCCTTCAGACAGCGTTTGCCTAATCATCGGCTTATCTGGCCGGCCATCAGCAAAACCAATTTCGACCAGTGTCCCCTCAGGTGGGAACTGGAACATACCCCCCTCACTGCCAGCCATCGGAATGGGGAGCGGTACCGCGTTATATTCCTGCGCGCCGGCGGCGGCGTTGCCGTTCTCATCCAGCAATTGAACATTGACGGCATAACGTGGCCGGAAGGGATCGGACGGGTCACCCAACTCGGCGGTATCGGTCGGACTCATCACCCGCGCGCGGCGGGGCAAATGTAAGCCTGCGCCCAGCTCTGGGTAAATTTTATCAATCTGGCGCTGCTCTGCTGTTTTCTGTGCCGGCTGGCCCTGGCTGTCGAGCGGCGTCCAGATCAAGGTCATCGTGTCATGACTTACATCAACTCTAGTGATTCGCCGGCCATTAACAATCACGCCGGGACGAATGGCAGGGATAAGCGGCAATTCCAGGCTATTACCGCTGCTGCCGCCCTGGGCGAATTCCGGCGGGATATCGACTGGCGTCAATGCAAAACGGGAGTCTGCATAACTGCCGACATAAACCGTGCCGTCTGGCAGTTGGTACCAGCAATAATCCGGAATACTGAACGCGCGGCCCAAATCCTTTAAAAGCAGATAACCACTGCCATTGTGTTGAAAGTGGGGGATCGGGGTGTCTGTATAAGCCGTGCCGGTGGGCAAGACAAACCGCATGTTCGTTGCCGCGCCGATAGCCTCGGTGACGTCGCGTAATGTGGGGTGTTGCAGTGAGCACGGACACGAACGTTCGAACACGCCGACCAGTTCGCGCACCATTAATCGTTGTGCGCCATTTTCAGCCGGCGCGCTACGTTCAACAAATCCTGTCAGCCAGCGATATATTGATGTGTTATAGCCCAAATCCAGCCGCACCAGTTCGCCAGTACAGTCCCGATCCGTTATTGCTGTAACAAACCCCACCCCACATCCGTTTAACGAAAGTGAAAGATTTAATTTATTTGCAGCAATCACATCATCACCGACTCTCAGCGTGACAACGGATTTCATGCTTCACCCCCGGCGGGGCCGATAGCGTTATCGACCTTTTGCAGCACACTTTCAAACCACGTGCGGGTTTCTGCTGTTTCACCGTCTGCCGCGCCGGCGGTGCCATCTGCTGTCTGGATTGTCGTAGTTTTACCGCCAGCGCTCGCTTGTTGTGCTTTACGCTCAGCAACGCTTGCATGTTCAGTCAGCGTAAAATTAACCAGCCAGGCCATGCTGTCTGTCTGTTGCGCTGCATCCACGCCGCTGCTAAATGTGGCTTCCCGAAACTTTACTGCTTGCGCCATTTCATGTGCCACGCGATAGCGTTTTTTACTGCCGTCACTGTTTTTCGCTTCAGCAAGACTGAAAATACGGGTCAATATCGATTTATCGCTATAAGCGACTATCCCGGACACCTTCAACTCTTTACCTTTTGTGCCTTGCTCCGCGCTGGCCGTGCTGCTGGCCTGCCCGCTTTGGTCTTTGTCTTGTATTGACATAGAGAGCGTCACAATGATGTTTTTTAGCGGAATAGCTTCGCCGTCAAGCGCCAACATCACAATATCAGTCATGATTTACCACCATTGCACGCAGTGGGGCCAAATCTGCGCCCACAAACAGTAACGCCAGGCTAAAAATGGCCTGGCCGTCCGGAATGTCTTTTTTCATAGTAGTGATCGCCGTTTGTGTGTTGCCCTCCACTGAAAGTGACCAGACCGGCACACTCGCCCCCTGCAATTGCCCTAAGCTACTTGCCGCCCCCGCCAACAGTGCAGCGCGTTGCTGTGCGAATGCAGCCAGCGCGGCACCGATAGCCGCGCTACTGCTGCCGGCGGCGGTATCACTGATCGCTTTTTGCAAGGCTTGCGCCCCGGACGCCTGGCGCGTAGTCGCAACTGACAGCGGCGCACTGGCGGGCAAGCCGCCGGGCTTTGCCGGGATTTGCATTTTACTGCTATCGAGACTTAACGCCGCCTTAGCCCGTCGCTGAACTTGCGTTAGCGACGGTATCGGGAACACTTCAGCAGCGGCGGTCAACAACGTAATAAATTCAGCCAGGGTTTTCGCAGTAATAAGCAATATCAGCACATCCTGATCACTGTCTGCGCCAGTTAATCGGCTGGCGAGTGCGTTAATTGCATTATCCGGACTCAGAAACGAACCTGATTTCTCTGTCTGGCCTACGCCAAACGACCAAGGATGAACGGCCACGGTCGAGCAGCTGACCGGGGCCAGATTTTTCGGAATGCGTAACGTCGATTTATGCCACGTCACGCCGGCAACACCGGCCACTGCTCATTAATATCAAGTCGCATCAATGCAATACGATACTGTTTTAATGCAGTCAGTCGCTTAAGTTCTTGCTCTGTACCCGTGCCGCTTTGCGCAATATCATCAAGTGTTGCTATCTCAACAGACACATTACTCATCAACTCGCGCCGACGCTCTTCCGCCGCTGCTGTGAGGTCATCAACTGACGGAATGCGCATCACTACAGCGCCGTCAAGGTACTCGTAAGCGCCAAACACCAACGCAAAACCCGGTGGCAATGAATTAACTTCAACAATAGATAAGCCCGTTGGGGCAATCGCGTAAACATGCTCTGACACTGTGCAAACAAACCCTTGCGCGTTATAGCCCACTTTTATTGTGTCTTCGCTAAATGTTTTTTGCAGTGCGTACCAATCTCTACCGTCTTCATCAACGTGATAAATCACTTCAGCCTGCAATTCCGGATCATATTGCTGCGTTGATATTTCAAAATTTTTATAATGTTGCAGTGTCGCCATTAAATATCTCCTCCCATTTGGACCCACTGACCCGTTGATCGCTGCATAAATAGACCGCGCGCATATGAACTCGCCGGATTGACAACAGCACGTGATACAAAAGTACCGGCCGGCGCGGGGCTTTGTCCTATCCCCACTTCGGCCCCGCGCGCCAGCGCAACCACGCCATGTGTGTTTATTTTATTGACATAATTTGATAAATAATCCCCGCCCCACACCGGGCCCTGAATATCACCGTTCCACAGCAATGTGGCTGCACCGCCGCCAACTGTAATATTATTACTTGAGTTAACAGAGTCGGCCAAAAAGCCCCCTGCAACATTCAACGAACCGGGCAGTTTGATATCCGGATTTGTTGACTGTACCGCGTTAACAATGCGCACATCATCACCCGCCGCCACCGTGCCTGGAGTCGTGCCCACATTTAATTGTGATGCATTTCCAAGACTGAGATACGTAATCAGTGTTGTTGCGCCTTCTGGCCCCATTTCAACGATTGCTGATAAAAGATTTTTTATCAGCAAATATTTTTTATGGGGATCAGCGGCATTGACGTGATCAGTCATAGATTGAATAAAAAGAGCTATCGATAGATTCACTGCCTTTGGCGTAGCCGCTTCGCTTTCGCTTTGGCCGAAAATTTCGTTGCTTAACTTAACAAACCCCTTATCTGTTAACGTCGCGTCAGGATGTTTACGGGACTTTTCGTGTAGCGCAATAGCATCATTAACGCTATTTATCACGTCATCATTATCAAACGGACCCGCGTCACGCTTATCTTCTATTCCGGAATCGGTAATCAAAGCGAGCGGCGCAAGGTAATGAATAAATCCGTTTGGGTCAGTGTAATTATTTAAATCATCAATACTGTTTTTAGCACCAATATAAATAATGGCTTTAAATGCGCTCAAAACACTACCTTGCAAACTGACGTCGATATAAATTAAATTTTTATCGCCAGCATCAATTAACATGTCGTCTGTCATTAATGCACGGATCCCGCCAATATAAGCCAGACCCGCACCAACGCGATATTTATCACCCTCCCTGACGAGGGTATAACCGTTTGACGCAAAAGCCGCATGACCGTAATAATCATAATTAGCCAGGCGCGTGATTTCATCAATGCCGCCGAGGCGCGCACTAAAATCTATTTGCCAGGTTTGCGCGGTAACATTTATCTGACTGACTTCCGCCGCACCGTTGAACTCCATGGTGAAAGTACGGGTGATGTTGTTGCCCTGAACGCTACCGTTTGTCGCTGTTTTTTGCTGCACAGGAAAAGTCACAATCATGCACAATGTATTACTTGCTGAATCAACTAAGCCAATCCAGTTAAAATAAAAATCCCCGACGCTGGTATCAAGTACAACAGAATACGCAACAGCGGAATCATTAATGACGCCAAATTGTGCAACGTCAGTCTGATGAACAATCAACTCATTAGCAGGAATGCCCTCATTGCGATCAATCTCAGTACTGCTGTCAAGTTCAGGAATATGCGCAAAAATAACAGTGTCCGGACGGGCAGGTAAGTTATTTAATGTTTGTT